AAGGCTCCAGTGTCCTGACCGTTGTACACATCATGCTCAGTCAGTTTGCTAAAGTTTACAATGCCTTCGATAGTAGTGGCTGCTGCTGCCATAGGAATAATCTCCGTTGTTTGCGTTTGTTTTGACCAGTGTTTCTCACTCGCCATACTATTAGTATACCATAGTTTTCTCTGCCTTGTCACCTCCTTTTTAGTAAACAGGAGCAGTGGTCTGTATATACTGTAGTTACTACTGTAGTAACTACAGTAGTAACTACAGTAGTAACTACAGAAGTACTACTACTGTTTACTTCTTTAGTTTACTTCTTAAGTAGTAACCTAAGTACTACTTTAGTAGAGGGTATCATAATCTGTGTCCGGTGTCAAGAGGGTTCCTTTGATTTCTTCAAAGAAATTATCATCTTCCAGCTCACAAGCATGAACACTGCTCAAGCAGGTGCCGCAGAGGTCGTAGAATTCACCTCTGGCGTCCTTACGTGTTAGTTCGTATTCTTCCAAAAGTTTGTTACAGGCTTTACAACGCATCTTTGTTTCTCCTCATGTTTTTTCTATTTTTCAACATAGCTTTCCTGTCTTTCTCGTTTGGTAGACCAGCGTATGGGTCTGCTGCTAGAGCAATAATCCAAGAAAGTAGTATCAGGAATATGAATAGTCCTAGTGGTATCGCAAGTATTACCATTATGTGGTCAAAAACTGACTCCATTGTTAAATCTCCTTTGTATTCTTTGTGTTCACTATTAAAGCTTGAAAAAGTAAGTATGTTAGTATAGGTAACCACAGAGGCACCGTAATAAGCACTGCTACTGCTTTCTTTAGTTTCATTCCCATATAGACTCTCCTGTGTCAGAATATGAATACGAGAATCTGTCTTTGTGTAACTTGTGCAGCTCTGTGGGTGCCATTCGTTTGTACTTGTCCCTTAAGAGGTCTTTGAGTACAAAGCGCACGTCAGTGAATCGTAAGCTGTACAACTCGTCCAGTGCCAGATTGTCCACCATGTGTTCTGCTGCTTTACTGCTAATTACCCCTTCCTCTGCGCTAGTGATGTCCATGTTTTCTGTGTCAACCATTGTTTACTCCTGAGGAGGCTTAACCTCCGGTTCATTGTGTTAGACATGCCCAAGAATAACTTATTTCATCAGTGTTTGCAACCAATTGATCAATCTTTTGTGCAATCAATTGGCATTCTAGTTGTGCATCGCTGGAAATCCTTTGTTTAACTACACGTGCAAAGGCTGCCAGAGAACCAGTCCAGTACCACTCAGTCATCATCGATTGAGGTAAAACCATACGTGCCTGCTCTGGTGCCACTCCAGACGCAACCATGTTCTGATAGAGCGTCTCTGCGCTGTTCATTAGGTCCCAGTACCTCGCGTCCCAGCGTTCTCCCTGAGGCCCTGTAAATGTTTCTAATGATGAACCTTGTTTCTTATCCTGTGCTTTTAACCTCCAGCCTTCAGGCTCGTGGAACTCAGGTTTAAAGTCCACGTAGCGCCTAGAGACCTCATTCCACACTAGACCTACCTGATGCTTCACTAGTTGCCTAGCGACGAATACAGGCGCTTTCAGCCTAAATTGTAACTGTACGTGTCCAAAGGGTGTCCAGTGATTGTGCCTTGCTAAGTACTTGATGAGCTTTTTGTCTCGTCCAGAGAACTCACTTGACTCTGAAGCAAATGATACTCTGGCAGCGTTGACAACCGTAAGGTCACTACCCATTACTTCCAACAATTCTACGTTCATTCTTCTTCTTTCTCCTCAGAGTTTGTGGTGAGTATTTTTATAGTCACATACTCTCCTTGTGTCAAGTTGTACCGCTCACGGAAATCTTTTTCTGCTTCCTCCTTACTCGCTGCAAAAATAAGTTGATAAATGCTTTCCACCTTCTCTGCTTCACATGTGTACCAGATTTTATAATTCATTCTTCCTCCAATTTATATGTCAAACATCCTTCCGTTTATGTCAAAAGTTACTACAAAGTAGACTGAAGCAATAGTCCAGAGTATGCAGACACCCCAGAATATAAACTGTACGTCCTTATCTGTCAACTCTCGTTCCACGAGGTCATAGTAGACCGCTTTGATTTCAAATTGTATCCGCTTGATTAGTTTCTTGATTACAGCCATTGTGGTGCCTCTCGTTTTGTCCATTGCATTTGTATTTCGTTTCTTCTCACTTTGTAGTACGCACGGTAAGCTTCTACAGTGTCAATACCTCGACACTCATCGTACATGCACTGTGGTGGTGCTTCAAAGGGTAGCTCTGGTAGGTCTTGTGGAACTACTTTAAGATACCGCAACTTCTCTCGCTGTGTCTTATGCACCCTGCCATAGCGATACGTGTACTCTGCAAACAGCGCCTGTAGATGGTCTAGGCCCCACGTATACGCAATCTGAGATGACCTGAGCCACTTTGTGCTAGGGTGGTTAGCATGGGTCGTCTTGTAGACAAAAGGCGCTTGTGGAGTCTCTGAGAGCCTGTGTGCGGTACTTAGCATCTGTGCAGTCTCTAGTATCATCTTTACTACATGTTTATCGCATTGCATCTGTGCTGCAGCCTGTGGGTCCTCGTGTGTATAGAACAGATTCATTAGTATCCTCCGGTTAAATCTATAGTTAATCTGTACGCGTCTGACTCATAGCATACACCGTCTTTCATCAGGCTTACAACAATTTTCAAGAATGTCTCTAAGTCTTCACACTGGATATGATAGTGCCCCATTTTTACTCTCCGGTTTATGATTTATAGCTAAAATAGATACGCTCGTATTCTTCGCCGCCTTCTCTCATGATGCTCTCTAAATACTTCCGGTTCCTGTCGCCTCTGTCGTATACATGAGGGTCCTCTGTCCTCTGATAGTACCAGTCGTGTGCATCACATAATATCTTGAACTCGATTAGTGTCAATAGCTTTTTCATTTATTCACCTCTGCAGTCTGGTTTAATATTGTCATAGTCCGGTATGCTACCTGTACACACGTCTAGTCTGTACTGTTCTGCCTGTTTTATATCGTGTTCTAGCTCGTCGTTGCTTACCCATGCAAAGGCACAGGTTAGTGCAGCGGCAAGGATTATCTTTTGGTAGGTGTTCATCAGTCTTCGTCTCCATACATATCATCCCATTCCTGTGGCGTGATGCCTGTCTTGATAAACTCACGCTCGTCGGCAGTTAGATTAGGCATGGCATATTGAATTAACACACCTTCTACCTCCCAGTCGTAAATTTGAGAGCATGTAACATCTATCTCCATTGCGTTTAATTTGTTTGTTACTGGTGATACCTTGTGTATTAACATTATGCTACTTCCTGAAGTTTGATTAATTTTAACATTTTTTTACCATGTGCCGGATATGCTATCACAGAAACTTCCTGATTCCAACAAGCGCGACAAGGGCCACATTTGCCTTCTCTGGTACTAGACTCGCATACCGTTAGGCTACCATTGCCAGAGTCTAAAGAAGCTATGATGGTGCTTGTGTTGCGTCCTGCTACTGTCTCACCTGTCACACTGTCGCTAGAGTAGCGCACTACTACGTTCTGCAGAGCTTCCATCTCAGCGAATACACTGTGAAACTTGATAAACTTGTGCATGCGAGTAGGCAACCAGTGTTTTGTCCAAGGTGTGCGTTTCATGACTTCTAGAATCTTATGCGCTAGTTTGATGCTATAGACATCACCAGAGTCAAACCACCGGAAATAGCGGTCGTTGTCTAGTTCTGCAACCATATCATCAACCCATGCATCACGTCTCCAATCTCGCTGGTTGTGTTCACGTGGTTGTTTTACATTGGGAAACCTATAGTTTCCTGTGGTCGCATAGCATCCAACACACGCTGGCACTAGTGTGCCGTCTTTGCCTACACTTCCGGCGCACGTCGTCAGTGCTTGAAGTGACCACGAGCGACAAGGCATTTTGCCCGCTTTTGATAGCTTGATTGTCATATTGTGTTGCTCCTTGTGTTATTAACTACTAACTGCAGCCTGCGCGCTTTTAGTTCCATAGCACAATAATTAATTTCGTCAGCATAATAATCTGCATTAGGACTGTCTGGCATAGACTCTAATGACTTATGACAGTCTTCTATGATATATCGAAGCGAACAGTCTGGTTTACATTTCAAGGACCGCTGATATTCAACGTGATTCATTTTTTTACCTTTAATCATATTGTATTACTCCTGTATAGTGTATAATAACGTGCAGTCTTGTGCTTCACATAGTTGTTCAATTGCTGCCTGACGTGTCTCGCAAGCTTTGGAAAGGCCCAGATAAGCAGCGTGTGCTGTGAACCCACAAGCTGTTTCTGTGGTTGTTATGTCAAGCCCGACGGAAGAACAGCCTGCTTTATAGAATGTTACCTTATACTTTTTGATCATTTTATTTACCTATAGTTAGTGGATGCAGTAACATTACCAGACTGTGCAGCCATTGCAAGCACCGTGTGTAACTATTTTTTATAGTGATGAACAATCATAACAACTTGTGATGTACTTGTGCTGTGCTTGTCGCTCTAGAGGTCCAACATAAGCTCACACACTTGTCAACCCCAGTTTCTACCCATGCAAAACTCATGCCAACCCTAGACATGGCACAGTAGTTGCTACCCATGCAAGACTCGTGCCAACTCCAGGGTCAGCCAAAGTTGGCACGAATGTTGCAACACAAGAAAACACTTGACAACGCCACAAAAGTATGCACAAGTTGGGACCGGGGGAGGGGGTTGCCTTCTGTTGTTAATTGTAGTAGCCACTCAAGCACAAAATAGGTGAAAATTAGGAATATTACCCCGTGTATTAACGACAGTAACTACTTGTTTTACCTTGTATTACTACAACTGCCTGCTGTCTTCCATAAATAGCTTGACTTCTGTGAATACTTGTGTTATACTATAGTTGTAATTAGGGACAATTTGTGTTATGACCACTGAAATTAAAAAGAGGGGCCGTGGCAGACCCCGGAAGTCAGAAGTAGCCGCTGTAAAACCCGGTAACAAGGGTAAGGTGGGTAGACCCAAAGGTGACGCTGCTATTATAAACGAGTACAAAGCTCGTATGTTGGCTTCTCCTAAGTCAAGAAAGGTCCTAGAGACTATTTTTGATGCAGCTCTGGACCACGACCATAAGAATCAGGCTTCTGCATGGAAGCTAATTATGGACCGTATGTTACCAGTAGGTGCATTTGAAAGAGAAGTTGCTGCGTCCGGTGGCAAAAGTGCTATACAGATTAACATCACTGGTGTTGGTACTGTAGATGTGAACGATGCAGCCCATAGTGGTGCTGAAAGTGACGTATCTTCCATAATTGAAGGAGAAGTAGTTGATGAATCTTGAGTTTTTTACCGTAGACGAGTTCAACTGCCAAGTCACTGGTGAAAACAAGATGGAACCAGAGTTCCTACAGAAGCTTGACCGTTTACGTGCCGGGTGTGGGTTTCCGTTTGTCATAACGAGTGGTTATAGACACCCCATAGAACATCCTATTGAAGCATCCAAGGAAGTTCCGGGAACCCATGCCCAAGGCATTGCTGCAGACATCCAGATAATCAGTGCTTACCAGAGGCACGTCATTGTGTCTGAGGCTCTAAAGCTAGGCTTCACGGGTATAGGCATTGACAAAACATTCGTCCATGTGGACACAAGAGGTACAACTCCTGTGATGTGGTTGTACTAAGACGTGGACCTAGACATCCAATTACTGCCTTGGCAGCAAGAGGTCTGGGCTGACGACACTAGATTCAAGATAGTCGCAGCAGGTAGACGTACAGGTAAATCCAGACTTGCTGCTTGGCTGCTCATTGTGAACGCTCTGCAGACTGAACGTGGACAGGTGTTCTACGTAGCACCTACACAGGGTCAGGCCAGAGACATCATGTGGCAGACGTTGTTGGAACTAGGCAACCCTGTGATTACAGGTAGCCACATTAATAATCTACAGATTAAGTTAGTCAACGGTGCAACCATTAGCCTCAAAGGTGCCGACAGGCCAGAGACTATGCGTGGTGTGTCACTGAAGTTCTTGGTGTTGGACGAGTACGCAGACATGAAGCCTGACGTATTTGAGCAGATACTTAGACCTGCTTTGGCTGACCAAAAGGGTTGTGCTATGTTCATAGGTACGCCTATGGGTCGCAACCACTTCTATGAACTCTACAAATATGCAGACTTAGGTGACGATGAAACTTATAAAGCTTGGCACTTTACTTCCTATGATAACCCAATTCTGGACCCAAATGAAATTGACACTGCAAAGAAGTCTATGTCGAGCTATGCGTTTCGTCAAGAGTTTATGGCTTCGTTTGAAGCTCGTGGGTCAGAAATGTTTAAAGAGGACTGGGTAAAGTTTGACGAAGAAGGTGTTGACGAGGGTGACTACTACATAGCTATTGACTTAGCAGGTTTTGAAGAAGTCAACAAGAAGCGTACTAAAAATGCTAAACTTGACGAGACAGCAATAGCAGTAGTCAAAGTAAACCCCAATGGCTGGTACGTGGAAAACATCATACACGGTCGTTGGACTTTAGACGAGACTGCAGCTAAAATCTTTCAGGCTGTCAGAGACTACAAACCAGTCAGCGTAGGTATTGAGAAGGGTATAGCGAAGCAGGCAGTGATGTCTCCCCTACTGGACCTACAGAGACGCTACGGGACGTTCTTCAGAGTTGAAGAGTTGACCCACGGTAACAAGAAGAAGACTGACAGGGTGATGTGGGCGTTACAGGGCAGGTTTGAGAATGGCTTTGTGACACTCAGTAGAGGAGAGTGGAACGCTAGGTTCTTGGACCAACTGTTTCAATTCCCAGACCCACTAACTCACGACGACTTGGTTGACGCTTTAGCTTACGTAGACCAACTAGCAAACGTAGCCTATGACTATGACTACGAAATTGACGACCATGAAATTTTAGACGTAGTAGCAGGATACTAATATGGCAGAGAAACCTTTTAAAGATAAGTTTTATGGTGCTTTACAGCAATATCAAGCTACGGAAGAAGAGTCTGCTGCTGAATTTGAAGACAATGACTTTAGATGGGCAGAAACAAAGATGGGCGGTGACTCCCCTACAGGGATACCTAAAATTTATATAAACCATCAAAAATTTAAAGATAATCCTGATACTAGAGAAAACTATGTTCAAGAAATGCTGATAGGTGAAGGGTTACATCTGATAAAAGAGATAGACCCAGAAAGAGCAGAAAGACTTTATACGACCGCAGTTAACGACCCTGATGTTTTAGGTTGGTTGAAAGAATCATACCGTTATGAACAAAACAGAGGATGGGTAAAGCACTCTAGATTAGACCAAATTATTGGCGGTTACTTATTAGGCGGTAAAAACTCATCAGTACCTACTATGCAATCGTGGCCTACAGAGCGCTTACCTTACGGTACTAAATTTAAAGCAGAAGTAGAAAGTCTAAAAAAAGATTTAGGTTTAAAGTAGGATACTAATATGAGTGAATTATTTGAACAAGACCCGCTGATGATAGAGGAATCTATTGAAGACTGGGTAATAACCAAGTGTGACGACTGGCGTGACCACTACGAAGCAAACTATGAAGCACGTTTTGAGGAGTACTACAGACTCTGGCGTGGTATCTGGGACCCTGCAGACTCTGCTAGAGCCTCAGAGCGTTCTAGGATTATCTCTCCTGCGTTGCAGCAGGCAGTAGAGTCCAATGTCGCTGAGATGGAAGAAGCTACCTTTGGACGTGGCAAGTGGTTCGACATCAGTGACAACATGGGTGATTCCCAGAAGCAGGACGTGTTGTTCCTAAGAAACAAACTTACGGAAGACTTTGAGGACTGTAAGGTTCGTAAAGCAGTAGCAGAGTGTCTCATCAACTCAGCCGTGTTTGGCGTAGGTATTGGTGAAGTTGTTATTGAAGAAATGAAGGAGATGGTCCCGGCTACACAGCCCATCATGGGTGGTGACTTGCAGGCAGTGGGAGTCAATATCACAGAGCGTGTCAAGGTTAAACTCAAGCCTGTGATGCCTCAGAACTTCCTAATTGACCCTGTGGCTACAAGTATTGAAGAAGCTATGGGTGTAGCTATAGACGAGTTCGTAAGCCTACACCAAGTAGAACTGTTGCAGGAACAGGGTGTGTACAGAGACGTATACGTAGGTACTGCTCCTCCTGACTCTGAGTTAGAGCCTGACCAAGACATCACGGTCTACAGTGACGACAAAGTACGTCTTACGAAGTACTACGGTCTAGTCCCTAGAGAGCTACTAGAGAATGCTACAACGGACGAAGACGAAGAAGAAGTAGAGCTTATAGAGTCTAAATCTAAGTCTAAGTACGTAGAAGCGGTAGTAGTGATTGCCAATGGTGGAGT